AAATTCGCTTGATACATCTTCAGGAGTTTCACTACCTGAGTCGTTGACTCTTCTAAGAAGCTCTAACTGTGCATCTGCAGTTGGTCTTGGTAAAACATCATCCATTGACTTTAATTCAGCCATTAGATCTTTCTCCCAGTCATCTAGTTCTCTTGGTTTGCACTTAAGAACCTGTAATTGATATTCGACATTGAACACCTGTGGACCAGTCTTCTTTCTTTTGAAATGGATATCATATCCTGTGACTGGGTCTGTTGGGTCTCCCAACTCTTCCATGGCGACTATAACTTGGTCAAATAATTTTCTTTTTAGATTAAGAACTTTAACAGTTTTATCAGCGTAATCAATGCACTGGACAGCGTAAGACCATCCACATTTTAAGTCTGGGTAAAAGTCACGAACATGGTCATGTTCTTTGTTGTTAAAGGTTTCAGAGTTTCTGTCAAAAGATAAGCACTCCATAGGAATGTTTTTGCCATTTTCTCCTTTAATCCAATAGACATATCTAGGTAGTAAGTCACCAACCATTCTTAGATGATGATCTTCTTTACCTGCATAGTTATAGGTTTCGATTTTATTTTTTTGGGCTGAGCCCTTGGTTTGGTTGAATCCAATTGCCATTTTTATTCTCCTAATGTCTCCTCGAAAAGAAAGTGTACCCGTCCATCTTTCACTTCAAGCAGTCTGTTATTATTAATTATATCATCTGATATTGGACACATCAAATGATCTAGTGTGGTGTCTTTTGTATTAACATAGTTGTGATAGTTGCGGAATGATGCGACACCTGCATATTCTGCTACCTCTTTATCACTGTATGCTCGTCCTCGTTCAAGTAAATCTTTTGGGTTAAGAAGATAAGACTTGCCTCCGAACTTGTACTTGTAAAACTTAAATGTTTTATCATAGTAGTTTTTTGGTTGAATCTTGTAAGTTATAATACGAAGGATCTGAATGATGTCACCAACATTCCCTTTGCTTACTTTTACAATCTTATTCCAATCAAATAACAACATATTATAACAAATTTTCAAACTCGTGTCAAGAACTATTTTTCTCAGCTTTATTACTATCTGCTGTTGCTTGGTCAGGAGCAGGTGTTTGTGGCAACGTGCCTAACTTCCGCTTATGTACCTTACCAACATCGTCAGGATCTAAAGTTGCGTGTACTCCTGCCTGAGCCATATCAATCAATTTACCTTGAAATATGTGACTGCCGCAGTGCATTAATTCTATCATAGGTAAACACCATATGTCTACTCCAAAATTTCTTACAGTTTCAGAGAACATATAATCTTCACTAAGATATCTGTTCTGTTCATTGATTATGCAATCAAAGTATGCCATTATTTGCTCACCAGTCTCAAACTCTCCTTCTCTTATATGGTCAGGAGTGTATAGTCTTTCAGGGTGATGCTGGTCATATTCTTCAAAGACAGACCTATGTATAAACATAAATCCTGTTGCACCTTCTTTTATTTTTACAGGTTCGTAGATAGGGGCTTGCCCATCTGGATGCTCATCTGGTAAAGGATTAAACACCATATCTCCTGCAACTTTTTCTAGTGCCATAGGGTCTTCGTCATATAACCCTGTTTTTGCTGCTCTAAGTACTTTCTCCCATGCAATAGTTTTCTTAGGATATAATGCACAGAAAACTTTTAATTCTTCCTTTCTTGTAGCAAGTAAATGCCACATATAAAGTAAGTCCATTGCATTCCAAGCTATATCGCTATCTACAAAAAGTAGGTACTCTGCATCACTTTTAAGAAAGTTAGCAACACAATAGTTTCTAGCTCTAGTAATAAGTGATTCGTTAAACATATAGTAAATTTGCAACTGCAATCCGTGATTCATACATACTGCAGTAGTGTCCATTAAAGACTTAGTATAAAGTCCATTGCACATACCACCATACATAGGTGTAGCAAGAAATACTTTATTCTTGCGCATTTCCTCAATATTTAACTGTATTGTTTTTTCATTACTCATAGTATATTTACCTCGTAATCTTGTTTCATGTAGTAGCCCAGTCTTGCATTTGCTTGACGGGCTGCCGTTTTTCCTTTGAGATGAATGTCTACAACCACAGGTTGTTGTTTTCCTTCCTTCTCTCTTATTACTCTACCGATTAGCTGTGTTAGCAGAGGGTCATTATTTATTGGTGTACCCAACACTAAACAACTTAAATCGTTCAATGATATGCCTTCTGAGAATATAGACTGTGTACCAAACAAAATATTTTTATCTTTCTTTATTTGATTCATTACTTTATCTCTTTCAGCAAACTCCATATCTCCTGTTATGGAAACTGCTTTATCGCCACACAATTCAGAGCATGCCTTTAGAAAAGCTACTCTGTCAGACACTACTAAAACTTTGTGTCCTTGTGCGGCATATTTTGCAGCAATCATACTTACACTATGAACATATTCCTCATTAAATGCAAGATGATTTATTCTTTCTGCCCAAGGCGTATACGCACCATCAAGGAAGCGTATCTCGGACTTAATTACATCAATCCTAGGAGTCATGTAATTTTCTTTTGGTGGTTTCATTACATTGTGACCAAAGTAATCTCTAAAAACCACATGGCGTCCATCCTTTCTTTCTAGTGTTCCTGTCAAACCTATCTTATAACGACAAGGCATTTCATCAACAATCCGAGTAAAAGTCGGACTACTAACATGGTGCATCTCGTCTAAAATCACAGTTCCGAAAACTTGTTTGATGTCGTCCATTTTTCGGTACAAACTTTGGATATTCCCGACAACGATTGGGGACGAAGTATCAAAGCTACCTGACCCGATTCTCCCTGCTTGTATTCCAAAACAATTTTGTACGTCTTTTTCCCACTGATTTCTTAAGTTAGTTGTGTGGGTAACAACTAATGTTTTCTGACCTAACTTCTTAGCTATAGCCAAAGCCGTTATTGTCTTTCCCCAACTTACCCATGCGTTAACTATCGCATTGTCTTGTACCTCGTCATGTACCTTCTGCTGGGAAGGTCGTAAAGTGTACGCAAAGTCAGGTAGTTCGACTGGCGATGTTACTCGCTTGTCGATAATCTCGTAATCTGATGGGACTAAATCCTCTCTACCCATTGGTATGGAAATCAATCCCTCTTTTATCCATCGTATTGTTTTGAACACGATAGGTGGGTCAGTCGGAATACGCGGTGCTATTGTATATGTAAGCTCCTTTTCGATATCCGAACTTGTTTTTGTATCTACAGAAAGATAGATTCTGTTAGAGTATACTGCCTTCATAAGTTTGCAATAAATTCCAAATCTTGTAGCTTCCATAGCTTAGTCAACTCTGGATGGTTATTATCCCAAGGGGATGACCACCCTGTTTTGTTCATTCTGTTACGGACATGATTTGGTAAATAGTCCGCCATAACTTCTCTTAATAGATACTTATATGTCCCTAACTGATACTTACGATGCTTAGTGAATTTTACTCCGCTTTCTATACCTATCATGTATCTTACAAAACTTTGTGATAAAAATACTGGTCTGCTTTCTAATCCCCACATACCGCAGGTTTGGTCAGTTGTCAGTATATTTTGTTCTGATGTACTCACTAAATCATACCATAAAGCATTATTCTTGTGGTCTGTTTCACTAAATATCTGTCTTGGAATCCACTGTTGTCTTGTAGAATATTGTTCTATTGTTTCTTTATTATATTCATCATCATAGTATCTATCATGATGTTGATATCCTGTAAATAATTCATCGGCACTATCTCCAGTTAGAACTACTTTACACCCGTCACGACTTGCCGCTTTACACAGTGCAAATCTAGGAGCTGTTCTATTTCTATCTACCCAAGGATAGTGTGTATGTGCTAACCACATTCTATGATAGTGATGTAAAGATTCATAGTTTAGATTTACAACTTTATAAGGAACTCCCCACTCTTGACAAGTTTGTACTGCCATTCTTGCCTCATTTCTAAATCCATCATGATCGTGAAAAAGCTCTCCACCCTTACCATAATTACAGATGTACGCAGTCAAGTTCAAATCTTCTTCTTTGAGCACACCTAGTGCACAAGTACTATCTAATCCTCCACTAAGGAATAATGCTGTTTTTTGTTTATTCTTTGCAACCTTTTTTATTCCATTGATACAGTTTTCTTTGAACTCTGCCAAGTCTATTTCCTTTGACCCAATTCTCATATTTGCCCATAGATTCTTTTGCTCCATTTTGTTTGTCGCTAAATCATAAATCCACATTTGACCAGGAGCAACTTTAATTATATCTTTATATGGAGACTTTGTTCCTAACCATAAAGGGTTGTGCATGTACATATTATATTCATCTTTATTAGTTTCTTTCCAATATATACTTCTCAAACTAGTACTAACAGTAATATCATTACCTTTCTTATAAATCCACAAAGGTTTTGCCCCAAAGTGATCTCGTACTATGATTAATTTATTTGTTTGTTTATTGTGATATACAAACGAGCCATGAAAGTCAGTGCTTCCAATAAATCTATATCCGAATAAATCTAGCCCATTTCCTAGAAAAGCTGTATCATTACTAACATTAGAATCATACATTTCTCCATTGAATACTAGAATATTTCCTTTCTTTGTTTTGTAAGGTTGTACTTGATGCTCTCCATTTACATCAAGTAAAACATGCCCGTAAGCAAACCTACCATCTTTATAGTAACCTGTATCTGTTGGACCACGATGTTTCTGTCTCATGGTCATGTATTCTATATCATGCCTTCTAGTTGTTACTACGAATCCACACATAATTGTTCCTTATTTGGTAGCCACATAACTATACTCATCTTTTCACCACTCGTAAGAGGACTGACTCTGTGTGCCAAGTTACTATCGTAAAATACTGCGCTTTTATATGGCAGTTGTAAATCTTCTTGTCTAAACT